TAGTGACCAAAGTTACGCCATGGTATCTTTCACTCACTAGATACGGTGGTGCTTCAGGTGTAGGCGTTACAGCAGGAGTTACATTCTTTGCTATCGCATTCCCCCTTGCATTGGCTACAACTGACAATGCGTCGTATGGGGATCTCTATACTGAAGAGATAGCGCAGTATGAACATACAGCACTTGGTCAAGGTGGAGTTGGTGGAGGAATGGTGATCTAATGTTTGAAGACTTAGAGAAAAGAGTTCAACGCCTGGAGCGCTTGCTCTATTTATTGATTGGACTTCAAATTCCCGACCTTCTTCCTTATCTTGGTGTTCTTTGATCCCTGGAGCCAATCAGCGCATGATGAACATAGTCTATCCATTGTTGGTAGACAGAGATAATCATACCCTTCACATCCACAACGCTCGCAATTCTTGAATTTCATTCTTCATTCCCTGTAATTATGTCATCATAGATCTGTTCAATTGCATCTATTGTTTCTTGTTTAATTCCAATCATCTTCTGAAGGTCGCTTAGATGAAATATATCCATTACTTCTCCATCAATATAAATCCAAATTCCCAGTGTTCCACATGGTTTTAATTGAACACGCGGTTCACTCATTGAAATTCCTCCAGAGTCTTTTGTTTGTTGACTTCTTTTATCGCTTTGAAGATTAAATCGTCTACTGTCCCCTCATATTTTGGGTCATGTTCAATATACTTCTCTAGCATTGCTGTGGCTAAAAGCCTAGAGACCTTAGCCCACCGCGCTTTTTGTTGACTTTCTTCCATCAATGCAGCTGTTTCATCAATACCCTGGTCATAATTATTCAATCCAACCCTTACCCATTTGCTAAAATTCGCCATTCTTTGACTGATTTTCATCGTTCTTTCATCTAAACTTACTATCTTTTGCACTTTCATTTGTATGTCCTCACCCTTTCCGAAGTATCATTTTGGTATATACTTACCGACCGTCGGTGTAGATAACTCACTTGCATGGCTATAAGGGAGGTAAAAGAATGAGGAGGTGGGCGGGGATGGATGGTAAGTAGTGCCTCACCCTAAAGAAGATAGGAATCCGAGGGGTTTTGGGTGTAATAATGAAAGTAGGTTTACTTTATACACCGTCAGCACTGGGGATGTTGTATGACCAAATCAATGACCGGCTCATTTTACCTGACTGAAACTGTGACTATACCAGCGGCTAGTGCTTCCGGTTCAAGGATCCAAGCAACTATTGACTTATCCGCGTATGTGAATGTCCCAACTGGACAAGCCATTGCAATAGAATCGGTAGACTTCATCTTTCAAATTGGCGGAGACTTTGGTTCTGATGTCCAACAAATGCTAGTGGCTTCGGGTGCGATTACTACCCAACTTACTGACTTAAACCCTGGAACTGCATTTGTTAGAGCAGATTCTCAAACTCTTGTAGCAAGTGGTGCATTGCAGATAGATCAACCAAACAATATTGCTAGCCACTCAGCCGACTTCTACCCTGATAACTTTGGACCAGCAAGTCTTAGTGAGGCTTTTTTGGTAGTCAATGACACCCTCTATCTAACTTCAGGTAATGATACAGCTGTTTCAGGTGCTACTGCTCTTTCAGTCACTGCTAGGATCCGTTGCAGAGTTGTCAAACTTTCAACAAAAGACTGGATGGCTATTGCAATACAATCCACTGCTGAGGCATGATATTATGGCTAACTACTGCCATGAATGCGGAACGGCTACGCAAGGGAATGCGTCGTCTCCCCATTCCCACGTGGAAGTGAAGGTTAAAGTGAAAAAGACTAGGAAACCTTCAGAATACAATAAAGCATATGCAAAACAATATGCTATTCTGAAGAAAAAACACCCTCGTTCTAAGTTTGCCGCGCTAGCAAAGAAAGCACATACAGCAACAAGAAAGGTGATGAAGCGATGAGTGAAGGCAGAGAAATTAGATTGATTGCTAATTTTACTCCTACATCAGGGGTATGGAATGCTGGTTCTCAACTATGGACTCCAGGAACAGTGCCGGTCCAAGGTAACTGGCATTTAGAAAGTAAATCAGGACTTGAGGGTTTACCTGGACCATTAGCACCTTATCTTTGGTCAATGGATACTATTGATTTAGGTGGATTGGAATTGGCTAAGGAAACCTTCTTTCCCGTAGGTTCTACAATCCAAGACCCTGGCATATATGGAAACACTTCAGAGACAACTCCAGCAATGGCAGTGATTGATATGATTACAGACAAACTTATTGATCCTTCAGAAGTAATTGACTTTGCTTATATTTATGCAAACAATGGTTCAATGTATGGAATGCTTGGTAATGCAGATGATGAAACAACTATTGTAATGGGTTCATACAGATTCATGACAGGTAATTCCAATCTTACATATCCAGCAATGATGAGAACTGAAGTATCAACTTCTTTTTCTTCAGGAGAACCAACAGCCGCTTCAAAACTTTATTGTTATCGGATAATTCAACCTTGGGTAGATGGCGATACTACTACTATTTCCATTCCAGCGGCGAGATTCTATTTAACAGGTGTTAGAGATAAAGAGGAAGACCTTGTTTACATGATGAGATTAAAGCGTTCTTACGAATTAGATCAGACACAGAGTTGAGGACAATGGTTTATGCAATGCCTATCGCGCATGGCTTGATAAGATATGCCGCAATTAAGGGATATACGAAGATTGGTCCTGAAGGAACTGCAATATTCCTCGCCGCAATGATTCATCCAGTATCAAGAAGGATCGCGATACGAATTGCAGGTGCTACAATTTATCATTCTACTGTTTATTCCTGGAACATGACTTCAGCAGTCGCGAGGATTCTTTACCAGGAGATAATTGTTCCTGCGACGATCCATGTAGTGACCAAAGTTACGCCATGGTATCTTTCACTCACTAGATACGGTGGTGCTTCAGGTGTAGGCGTTACAGCAGGAGTTACATTCTTTGCTATCGCATTCCCCCTTGCATTGGCTACAACTGACAATGCGTCGTATGGGGATC